AAGTTACTTTGCCCGCCAGGGCAAAGTGTGACTGAACGATCTAGATAATATTTAAAACGCTTCGCGTTAAGTAATCATTAAAAAGAAAGAATAGTTCGAGCGAAAGCGAAGAACAGAAGAACGCTAGTTCTTCTTACAACAGTGGCATACGTGTTTCTTTAGTAGTTTCAATATTCTCATTGATAACTTTATACATCATTTCACGATCTTCAAAACTATAGATTTGTAGTAAATCATTTATGCTGACACCGCCTCTCATGTACCAGCTTATTCTAAATAGTTCTTGTTTGAATGTAGTGATTTGTTTATCAAGCCTAACTAGCTCCTCTTCAATTTCTTGAGAGCTACGACCAATTAGGCTGGTGCGAAAAAATTTGAATTATCCAAATCAACTATGACTGAACTTTCATGTTCACAGTGAGCACATTTAACTGGGAATGTAGGCATAGCCCATATATCGTTATTTTTCTGATTGAGTTCTTTAATAGCATCAAACACTTCTTTGTCACAGTTAGATAACCACTCTGCAATATATGGTTTTTCTGTCACGCGAGCATTGTCAACTTCTACACTTTCGATAATATCCAAGAAAATTGCTCCTTGGATTTTTGCAAGATCTTTAAACATTTGATTAATAACTTCTTGTTGAGCATCTTTATCCTGCATAGCGTCTGCTTGGGCAATTTGTTGTTGTAGTTTAAAATTCCTAATATTGAAATCAGTGCTTTGACGATAATTTAAAGGTTGGACGTTGATAACAATATTTTTTAAAACAATCTTACTGGCAAATTGCAAAGGTATATAGTGTTCTATTACATTATTTAGGTTAATGTCATACGTGCTTTCTTCTCTGCAAGCTGGACAAGTTTTTTCAATATGCATTTCAGTACCGTAGGTAGCAATACGTACAGCACTGAGTATTAAAGTAATATCAATAATACTGATATTCCAAGGGTCTTTGATTGCAGGAACACAACTGGCAATGATGTTTGCTGTGCTTTCTCCTGATAACAGTGCATCAGGAGTTCTTAATATAATTTCATCCATGCCAGTCATGCCATAAACGGGCAGTTGAGAAACATCTCCTTGAAAGGTACCCGGAGTGCTGTAGACGCCTTTACTGGGCAGGCTGATAAACAGCTTGGGTTGTCTAAAATATTTTTGTAAGGGATTGTTCATAGTCGCTTGACTCCAAATTATGTAATGTATTTATATACGTAGTTTATGGGGTATTTTTATTTCAAGAGAGATATCTAATAAATACATCATGAAAGTCCAAGAAATAATTAGTGAAGAGTGGAGTCTTAACCCTCTTAAATGGGGAGCCAAGCCCAACACCGCACAATTGAGAACTGCTGCTTCAGCTGTACGATCTGGTACTCCAGAATGGATTGCCAAGTTGGGAGTAAAACGCCTGGCCAATGAAGCTGCCGCTCTAAAAATGGCAGAGCGCATGGGCCCAATCACAGCACTTGCCAAGTTGTTGGGATTCTTTTACATAACAGTTGAACTTTATCAAAATTTAGAAGTGCTGGAAAGAGCCTATAACGAAGGCAAAATTGACAGTGCTAATTATAAAAAAGCTCACGAAGCATATATAGGCCTTTGGATGACGCAAGCAATGGTTCCTTGGCTTGTCAAGATACTAGCTGTTCAACGTATAGCCAGCTTTTTAGTTCGTGCAGTGCTTGCTATAGCCACTCTAGGAGCAACAGCAGCCACTGGTGGAGCACTTGCGCCAGCTGCATTAGCTGGTATAGTTATTGAACAGGCTGCTTTTACAGCATTACAGACATTTTTAGCCAGTGATACATTTAAAAACTGGGCAAAAGATTACATGGTAGCATTTGCTACTATTGGGCATATACCTGATGAACTGTTTAATCAGCTACGCGGTTATATTAGTGAGATTCCAGGCATGGATAAAATCATGAAAAATCCTGGAAAAACGTTTTATCAAAGCCAAGATTTAAAACGTAGTCCTGACGTACGAGCTAAAGATAAAACTACAGCCGACGGTAATGCAGGCAGTATCATGCATGATATTCGAGATGATCCTGATGCTGTTGTTATTGCAGGAAATCGTGTGGACGACGGCAAAGGCGGTGTCAATCGACTAGTTGCCGCAGGCCCACAAGTTCAAGCGGCAATCAAATTGCACCCTGAAGATCCTATGGTGCAAAAATATCTCAAACTTACTGGCAAATAATCTGCCAGTTTTCCCTTATATAAATACTGTATAATTACAGGGACTCAACATGGCTGACATTGATTATGATAAACTTGCCGCTGCTATTGCCAAAGGAAATAGGGGCACCGGCAACAGCTCTGGCGGAAGCGCGACTGGAGGATTTGGAAGTGCTGAAGGAACTGGAAAATTAAACACTGCATTTAAAGAATTAGTCGGCAACATGAACCCGCTAGGCAAAGCTGGAGAAGTTGCTACTCAAGCATTCGGTGCAGCTAAAGATGTTGTTAATGATTTACAAGCAGCCATTCAGCCTAATTTAAGTACCTGGAGAGATCTAAGCGCCAGCGGCGCAAACTTTGGTAATGACATTGTGGCCATGTCAGCTGCGGCTGCTGGTACAAGGATGGAGTTAGGTGAGTTTGCAGATCTAGTTAAAAAGAATACCACAACATTTACTGGATTAGGCAGTAACGTTGCCAATGGTGCAAAAGCCTTTGCTAGTCTTAGTAAAGACATGCAAGATTCAGGAGTTGTTGATCAATTAAAAGCAATTGGCCTAACATCAAAAGATGCCAACAATGCACTAGCACTTACCTTGGGTAATCAGTTCACGGTAAACATGAACGATGCCAAATCAAAACAACAAGCAATTGAATCAGCAACAAAGATGGCAACTGAGATGGACTTGATGTCTAAGCTAACAGGCAAGACTCGAGCTGAGCAAGAAGAGTTGATGAAAAAAGCGCAGATGGATGCGCAATTCCAAGCTAAACTACAACTAGATACCATAGGTATGACGGAACAAGAAGCTTTGAAGTATAGAAATACAGTTACTCAGGCATATAATAAAGCTCAAATGGAAGGCATGGGCGATGTGTTTAAAGAAGTTTATGCAGTAGGCACTGTTCAAACTGAAGCAGCTGCAAACAAGATGGGGTTGTTGCCTGAGCAAGCAGGAGCTACAGAACGAGAAATTGCTGCATTACGCAAACAGAATTATGCAGACGCAGAAAAAGAACAAAAAAATCGCGAACTTCAAATTTCAAAAGATGCTAAGGATAAAAATAAACTTGAATTAATTGCTCTAGGCGACGCCAATGTTGCAAGTAAACAACTTGGTGAAAGTTTTATTAACAATCAAGCTATTGCTAAAGCATACGCATCTAAACAAAAAGAGTTAATGGAAACTGACACGTTTAGAAATGCTAGCAAAGAGCAACAAGACCAAATGGTTAAAGATGCTGTGGATAAAGATCTTAAAGCCACTCAAGAAAGCACCTCGGCTGGATCTCAAAGTACTAAAGCACTTGTTCAATTGGAAAGCAGAGCAAAAGATGTTGAAAGTGCATTTATGAATGGTATTGTTCTGCCTATTAATGAAAAACTAGCACCAAGTTTTGAAAAATTAAACAACAGTGTGTTGAGCGCAACTGGCAGTACCAAAGGCAAAGATGGAAAGATTCAAACCAAAGTTCAAGAAGTTGAAGGTGGAATGAAGGGCGGCGTAGAGCAACCTGATCAAAAAACAAAAACCAAAGGTGATTTCACTACAAAAGCTGCTGAGAACACCAAGACTGGAGCAAATGAATCCACTATTTCAGGAGTAGGTCGCGTGGCCGGCGGCCTAGTTAGTGAAGTTGCTGGAGTAATCAATAAAGCTATAGCACCGGCAAAGATGGCAGAAGGCGGCGTTGTTGAACCAAAACCGGGAGGAACATCTGCTATCATTGGTGAAGGCGGCAAAACTGAAGCAGTTATACCTTTGGACAAATTAGACGGCATGCTGAAATCTAAAGAAGGCGGCATCAACATAGCAGACATATCAAAAACTATTGCAACAACAATTAGTTCTGCTCAAGGTCCGACAATGGGCGGAGCTGCATCTGCTCCATTAAGTAAAAATGAAAAATTCCAAACAGAAGATTGGGCAGATGCTACTCAAGCAGAAATAGCAGAAGGATTAGAAGGATCGAAGAAACAGTTGGCTATGTGGACTAAAGATGCCCAAGAAACTGAACAAAAAATTGCAGAAATAAAAACGGAAAGTTCTAAACGTCAATTAAGTACAGGTGAACAATTTGAATTAAGTGTTCTTGAAAAAGAAAATGCAAAAAATCAACGAGCAATTGGATATCATCAATCAACGATAAATGTTCTTAGTAATTTAGACGAATACAAGGCTAGATTAGAAACTGAAAGTAAAGAAAAAACAGTTACAGCTGCTGAAGCTGCTACTAAGATTGCCGAAGATCTTGGACTTAAACAAATTGAAATTGCTGAAAAAGCTTCTGAAGAACAAAAAACAGTATTAACAAATCATCAAAAATCAGTATTAGAGTACGCTTATACTGACGAAGCAGGCAAACAAATGCAATTGGAGAACGCTAAGAAGCGTGTTGCAGACGAAAAAAATACTATTGCAGAGAAAAATTCAGAGATACTTGCACTTGAACAAACTGCTTCAAGTAGAGAACTTACTGTCAGAGAACAAAGCAAGTTAGAACGATTGCAAAAAGAAGTAGAAAATAAACAAGAAAGTTTACAGTTTAGAGAAGATGAGCTAGCAGTGTATTCTAATCTTGATAAACTAAAAGCAGAAAATGAAATTAAGACCAAAACAACTGTAACAACATTAACTGAAGAACAACTTGCTGTACAAGCTGAAGCAGAAAGACGCATTGCACAACTAAAAGCTGACGGAGTTGATGTTGAAACAGAATTTGCCAATGCTGTTCAGGTAATAAAGTCAGATTCTTTAGGCACCGAACTTGCAAAATTAAACGAAGCTGAACTTAAAAAACAAGAAGCATTAAAGACCTCTGTTGTTGAAACTTTAAAAATTAACGGCAAAGTTGTTGATCTCAATAGTGACTCTGGTAAAGCTGCGTTAGACAAAGTTAAATCTGAGATGTCTAAAGTATCAACAGGTGCAGGTATGCCTGGTATGCCTGATTTTAGCACAATGTTTGGCGGCGAAAAAGGAAAACTTCCTCCGTTTTTAGAAAATTTAAATGCCAAAGTTAAAGATATGAACCCAGTGTCAATTCCAGCACCAAAAGAAGAAAACAAAATAGCAGGTAACACAGCACAATCGATTAAAAAAGAACCAAGTCCTGGTAAAAAGATAAACCCGGAAACTGGAGAAGAATACACTCCAGTTCCTCCTGCAGCTAAAAAAGATACCAAACCAGTAGTAGGAACAGTTGAACAAGTTGGACTAAAAGATCTCCATACCAGTCTAGAACACTTAAATAAGAGTATGGCAAAACTGATATCATATTCAGAGCAAACAGCTTCAGCAGCGCAGGCTCAAGTTAAAGCTACAAAGGGTTTATCTAGCAACAAATTTAATTAATCGGGACAACTGAATGGCAAGAAGGGAAGCACAAATGAAAAAACAAAATAACGGAATACCTTTATGAGTTGGCGCAAATATTTCACCCCTGTACCAGTAAATGGACAAAATCTAGGGCCAGTTAGCGGATTAAATTCTGGTAATCGCCCAGGACCAGCACGAACAAATTACAGTAGTTACTTGCCAGATGTATATACGGGTAGTCCAAATCGTGTTGAACGCTATCAGCAATATGAAGTTATGGATAGCGATCCTGAAGTCAATGCCGCATTAGATATTCTAGCAGAGTTTTGTACACAAAAATTAAAAGATTCAAAGAGCCCATTCGCAATTAAATGGAGAAACAAAGGAACTAACGCTGAAGTTCGTATATTAGGCGAATACTTATCGCAGTGGAACAAGTTACAAAAGTTTGATACACGTATTTTCCGTATTGTTCGTAATGTATTCAAGTACGGTGATGCATTTTTCATTAGAGATCCTGAAAATCAAAAGTGGAATCATATTGATCCAAGCAATATGATTAAAATTATTGTTAACGAAAGCGAAGGTAAAAAGCCAGAGCAGTATGTTTTAAAAGATCTAGCACCTAACTTTGAACATTTAGTTGCTACACAAATTACTCCTAACATGAATCCACGTAATAACGGCGGAGGTCCAATACCAGCTAGTGGCTATTTAGGTGGCGGATCTAGCCAACGAGGCAGTACAGGCGGCGGCAGTGCAGGCAGTGGGACACGATTTGGTGTTAGCTTTAAAGAAAATGCTATCGATGCTGAACACATGGTACACTTGTCATTGTCAGAAGGTTTGGACCAAAACTTCCCATTTGGCAACAGCTTATTAGAAAATATCTACAAAGTATACAAGCAAAAAGAATTATTAGAAGATGCTATTCTAATTTACCGTATACAACGTGCGCCTGAACGTAGAGTATTCCATATTGACGTGGGAAATATGCCAAGTCACTTGGCAATGGCCTTTGTAGAACGTGTTAAAAATGAAATTCATCAACGTCGTATACCTAGTCAAACAGGCGGCGGGCAGAATGTTATTGACAGCGCATACAATCCATTGAGTATTAATGAAGATTATTTCTTTCCTAAGACAGCAGACGGCAAAGGTTCAGACGTTACCATGCTTGAAGGCGGCAAGAACATTGGTGAAATTGATGACTTGAAGTACTTTACTAATAAATTGTTCCGTGGATTACGTATTCCAAGTAGCTATTTGCCTACAGGAGCAGACGATTCACAAAGTAATTTCAATGATGGTCGTGTTGGCACAGCATATATTCAGGAATTACGCTTTAACAAGTATTGTGAACGCTTGCAATACTTGTTAACAGAAGTGTTTGACACTGAATTTAAGATGTTCTTGAGTTCAAAAGGCATGAACATTGATCCGGGACTGTTTGAAGTCAACTTCAATCCTCCAATGAACTTTGCCAGTTCACGTCAAGCAGCCATCGATACT